CTTGGCGACGAGCCGTCCGTTGTTGCACCACAAGTCTTGCGGATTGTCGGGAGTAGGAGTCGCGGCAGAGCCTGCGGTTATCGTGCCGTATGACCCGCCGATGGTGGTATTCTCCGTTCCGCTGACGGTGTCGAATACGCCGGGCGTTGTGGTCGGGTAGGCGTGATAGACTTCCGTTCCGTTACGCGAAATCTTGAAGTCGATGAGGTCGAATGAGCCGTCGCAAGAGATATTGACAGTCTCACTCTGTTCGTGCTGATTGAGAGTCATCAGCCAGAGCGAGTCGGTGATGCCGCTGACCGATGTTCCTGTCATAGCGTAATCTGTGCCGTTGATAGTCAGCACGCCGTTAGGAATGTCGATTTTGCACTTGTAGAGCGTGCCTGTGGTCATTGTGAGAGATACTGATGGGTTTACCGTCCCGAAGCGGCAATAAACCGCGCTGTTACTGTCAACGCCGAACCAATAGTTAGTAGCAGATGTTCCGACCGCTCCGACGCGACAACCGAAAGGAATAATAAAGCCAGTAGTTCCGATGCTGATAATCTTCATCGACCACTCGATGACTTCATCACCGACAGGAACATAGCCCGTGTCAAAGTGCTTCTGCCTCATCGCGTGCGCTGCTGCGCTGTATGTCTGCCTCAAATACTCGGCTTGCGTATACCCCTGCGGCAGATTGCGCTGCTCCATTTTGCCGTATGCCGTGGCGTTGCTAAGACCGTAGTCCTTGAACACCTCGGTGTTTTCCATCCAGACGGAGCTAACTGGATTCTGATTGAAGTTTACGTGTTCTACTGAGGTATTGTTAAAGTTCAGAGGCATAGCTTATTCCTCCTCAGGGGCTTCTTCCTCGTTTTCTTCTATGGGCTCTTCGGCCTCAGGTTCTTCGGGCTCGATGTCCTGGTTAACCTCGGGCTCTTCTTCCTCATTCTCCTCTAGGTCGTCTGTGGGCTCCTCTGAGGGCTCATCAACTTCTGGCTCTTCATTGTTGATAAATCTGATTACAGGCACATCTCTTAAAGAGCGCCCATTGCCCAGGGCGCCAGAGGCCACAGGGACATCAATGTCAAGTGTGGTGCCCGTCAGAGTAAACACCTCGTGCCACTCACGTGTGCCGGACTCGCCGACAACGAGGACTTTGCCCGCATCGGCCGCTGTCGAGGCCGGGACTTTCTGGGAAGAGGGTATGTCGCCCCCACCGCCGCCGTTAAGGGCTGCAAGTGCAAGGGCTCTTGCTACTGTATCGCTAGCCATTGCTCCCGCCCTCCTTAAAACTGGACTTTGTAGGTGAGGTCGCCAGCGCCGCCGTAGTTGAGTTCCACGCGGGCTGCATTGCCGAGAATGGCCAGGTAAAGGCCAGCGCTCGTGATTTCATCAGCTTCAACCTTGGCAAGGTTTACCATATCGATGACAGGGACGTCAACGCCCTCGCCCTCGGGGTCACTGAAAACGGTGACAGTTACGGGGATGTCATCCTCGGTGTTAAGCCAAAGCTCGGAAACCGAGATGTCGCCGCAAAGGTTGTCGTTGATGTTGATGACGGTCTTGTCTCCGTCGGCCACAGTGATGTGACCAGTCTTAAAAATTTTCATTTGTCTTAGTTCCTCCTAGAACAAATATTTATTTGTTTCCATCGTCGGTGGAATCAAACACTGCGACGATAGAACATCTACAATTAGGATGAGCGGGTGGTAAGTGGGTTATATCGCCCACGGCAAATACTTTCCCATCCAGCTCCATGCAAGCCTCACAAGCACGCTCTTGGGCGCCTGTGAGCCACTTGTAGTGGGTGACCCCCGCCTCGGACATCCGATTAGCGGCGGCCTGGTTTGCAAAGTGTACGTATTCCGTGCGGACCAAGCGCGAGGCATTTGAATAGCTCGTGTTGAACGCCGTGGCCAGTTCCCTCTTGAGCTGCTCTGTGGTGAGCGCCCCGCTGAAGACCTCCAGCATGCCGTCCCGCAAGTGTGTGCCAAGTTTACCGAGTGAGTCCCAAATGCGCTGTGAGTAGAGCTTCCCGTCTGAGGCCACCCAGGCTGTGTCCAGTACCTGTTTGATTTGGGCCTCTGTGGCGCCAGGTCCGGGGAAGGCGGGCGCAAGGGACGTATCGACTCTCTTGTAAAGTGTGGTGAGCTCCTCGGTCATCAGGTCATTCTGTTTGACCCCCAGGGCCTTAGCGTCCTCTTGCCACTCATTGAGCAGCTTGTAGAATTTCCGATACTCATAAAGCGGATTCTTGGACTTCGAGCGCCCTTCCTCTATCTGCTTTGCCAGCTCTGTGAGCCGCTCCACGTATTTCTTGCCTATTGTTCTATAAGCCTTTTTGAGCGCCCGCTCACTTTGGGCAATGGTGATATCAACTAGCTTTTCTCGAACGGCTGCCTGGCGCTTTTGCCAGTAAGCCGAGTTATTCATTCATGCCACCAAATAAGCTGAGGTTGGCCTCTTCCTCTGCGCGAACCTTCTTGAGTTCCTCAATGGGGTCATCCACAAAGGGCAGCTGCGCCAACAGGGTTTCTTGTGATACAATACCTCTAAGGGCCGTGACAAGGTTGATAGCGTCCTGAGTGTCGACGGGAATGTTGCGTGTGAAGATAATCTCCACATCGCGCCAGACCTCATCGTCGTAAAGTTTGAGGATGGAGTTGATAAGCTCGATGATGCGCTGGATGGCCTGTCTCATTTCCCCCTCGATGGAGGAGGCGTTGGTCTCCATGCCCAGGAGCTTATAGCGCAGGGCCACGCCACTTGTCGCCGAGCCAAACGTCTGCGGGTCCGCAAAGTCCGGGCACTCCGCAATAGCGTAAATCTTTGTGTTGAGGGTCTCAAGGCTGTCCTTTACTGCCGTGTCTGTTACATTCTTAGTGAGAAAGGAAGCGCTGCAGTGCTCTTCTCCGTCGAGGAGGATGCAGCGCGCTTTCTTCATAGCGGCCAGGTCATCGGCGTCCGCGGTCATGCCCTGAAGGACCAAATACGCGTCGGCCCAGTCGGCAAAGCTGTCCAGCTCGCCGCTCATCAGGGTGTTCACAGCGTCCTGAAGCGTCATGATGGGCGCAAAGATTCCGGTTTCATCTGCGTTCAAGTGGAACACGGTCACGGCACACTGCCCGAAATAGTTGGGGTTAGAACCCGTAGGAGTTAAGGACGCAAAGCCCATGCCACTCGTGTAGTAGTCCACCGAGTCAGGCCCGTAGACCTCAACGCGGTAAATCGTGTCAGTGGCTAACTCGCCTTTTGAGGTGTCTTCCCAGAATCTGATAACGTATTTGAGTTCGCCCTCAATGGTGTCGGCATAGACCGGAATGCACTCTTTGGCATCAAGCACAGCCATTCTCTGTTCCCCGTCCTCGTCGATATAGTTAACGCTGAAAGCGCGGCCGTAGATGAGGGCCTGGCGCAGATATTCTGCAAAGAAGGCGCGCGAGTCATTGTAGTTGAAAATGTCCATAATGGGCTCAATGCCGTCGCCCGCAAAGGCAATAGGCTTACCCGTGATGTAGCCATTATAGGTGTCGCATATGTGTTTGCAGTAGTTTACGATTACGATGTTGTTAGGGCGCCCTTCGTCAACGGGCTGTTTGTAGACGATGTTTTGCTTTCCGTCGTAGTAATCTTTGAGTTTTTTGAGCTTAGGCAAGTCAGTTGTCTGGAAAGTAGACAAAATCTGTAGAATGCGCGAATCTGTCAGGGGTGTGTCCGCGCCGACTAAAAATTTCTTAAACATTAAGTTCCTCCTTAAAGTCTCAGAATTGATTTCACGTTCTGAGCCGTGAGCGAATTATTCTTGAGCCCCTGGATGCTATACCGCAGGGCGTCAAGGCAGTGGTTAAAGGCGTCCACGGGCTTATCCGTGTATTCACCGTTCTTGTCCTTCTTCCAGCTGTAGTTTTCAAGCTCCTCAATGGTCCTGGTGCAACTGGGGTGGACTATTATTTCAAATTGTTGTAGGCGCTGAATGCCGTGGTTGATACTGTCAGGCCCCTTCTTTGAAGACTTAATGTGGACGGCGCCCGCCCGCTTTAGCTCCTCTATGGACTTAGGCTCTGCACTATCGGCAATGATAGGGCTCTTGAGGATGCCCAGGGCTTGAAGGCGCTTTGCTATCATATCATTTGTGAGGCCCTGTTCCACGAGCTCTGAGAAGACATAGAGCTTCTTGTCCACGGCAATTGACTGGATGCACGCTGTAGGGTCAGCGCTGAAGCCAAAGTCGAGCCCCACAATGTGTTCCCCCCGGAGGGCCCTGTAGTCAAAGCTCTCAACGCGCCAATTATTGTAAATGAGGCGGTCCAGCGAGCAAAACTCTCCGAGCGCGTAAATCTTGTAATAGACGGGATTTGTGTTAATCATTGCCTCCAGGCTGTCTATGTAGCTCCGGGGCAGGAAACCGTTGTCCTTATAGGTCGTGCGCAAGATGTATGTGTCCTCTGTGGGCTTAGCATCAGGGGCAAACCACCGTGTGTATCCAAACCACGCTTTTGAGGTCGGGTTGGTAGAACAGATGATTTGGTTAAGGCCGCCGGGCGCACGGGCTCTGAGTACCAGCTGGTCGAAAGAAGATTCATCAATTTCGCTCGACTCCTCACACCAGACGTCGTGAATATTTACGATAGACTTTATCTTCTCTACGTCATCGAGCCCTTTCATTAAAAAGGCACTCCCATTCCAGAGAGTGATTGTGAGGTCCGTTTGATTGATTTTACAGTGTGCTAAGAGTTGCCACTTTGAGAGCTGGTCACATATGAGCTTGAAGCAAGACTCCTTGAGAGAGCGCCCTGTGTTTCTGACCACAAGGCAGCGGTAGTTAGGGCGTTGGGCGGCCCTGAGGATTAGCTTCTGGGCCACTGCAACGGACTTGCCGCTGCCCGCGCCTCCAAGGAGAATTAGAAACTTGTGTGCCTCATCGTGGATAAAAGGTAAAAAAGCGGGATTAAAAACAGAAGGGTCAAGTGTAATGTTAATCTTAGGCATCTTGTTTGCCTATCTGGATGTTGATATCAGTGGATTCAACCACCGTGCGCTCTGTGGGGATTACCCCGTTGGTCTTCAATACGAACTCAAGCGCCCTGTAGTTCCCGCTTTGCGCCAGCTCCACCATTTTTTGCTAAGCCATTGAGCGCGCCTCTGCATAGAGACGGTCAGATTCCTGGCGGATATAAGCCCTGTTAGCATTAATCACTAAGCTCAGGTTCTAAGGGTCTACCCCGTGCTCACGGGCTATATCCCCGGCTTTAATCCAAGGGCGCCGAATGTAGTCATCTAGAGCCGCGCGGACCTTGGCACTGAGTGTACCTGTGCCTGTTTTGCCCACGGGTTCGATTAGTTTATTCTCGGCCATTATTTTCCTCCTCAAT